GGCCGCAAGATCTCGCGACCGATCGCGGCGAAGTGGGCGCCGAAGCTCGCGCAGATCGCCAAGGACCTCCTCGTCGCCGAGATCATGAAGCCGGCCAAGAAGAAGGGGGGCAAGAAGTGAGCGCGTCTAGCCTCCCGGAAGCCATCTTCGACCAGCTCGACGCGGCGACCACCAACCCGGTCTCCTGCGAGCTTCGCCGCCAGGGCGACCCCACGCCGGCCGTGATCTACGAGATCAGCTCCTGCCGTTGGGACTTGGATATCTCCGGCACTCCGACCGGGACCGGCACGGCAAGCGTCCGCGTCGACTGCGTGGCAGACCGGGCGCTCGCCGCCTGGTCGCTCGCGATCGTCTGTCGGAACGCCCTCGACGGCGTGTGGACGCAGGGGACCTACACGCTCGTCGCCACCTCCCTCGAGGTCGCGCAGAGCAGGGGGGCACCAGACGACGGGCAACCGGACGCGGAGCGCGTCGCGACCCTTTCAGCGGAATTTCAATTCAAGGAGAGCACGTAATGCCACCCAGAGCAATTCTCGGATGGGGCGGGAGCCTCACGATCGGCGGGACTTCGATCCCGGTTCGCAACGTCACCATCACCCGCCAGGCGTCGGAGTTCAATCTCACGGCGCACGGCGATACCAAGATGTTCTCCGGTCCGGGCCGCGTGAAGCGCGGGGGATCTTGCGAGGCCTACGTCAATTCTGACGTGAATACGGCGGTTACATCGGCCATGGAAAGCCCAAATTTGACCACGCCCGCAAGTCTGGTTTTCACGGGCAACGGCGCCGGAAGCATCACCATGTCGGTCATCATCACCGGCGCCGACCAGACGCACTCCTCCGAGGACGCCGCGATCTACTCGATCACCTTCACCGAGACGCTGGCCCTCGCATGACGACCTCCTCCCCATCCTGGCGCCAGGTGGATCTCGACGGGGTCGGAGCCGTCGAGGTCCGCCCGGTGACCTTGCGCGACACGGTCGGCGCGGACGTGACGGACCCCTCGTTTATCCACAAGTGCGTCCGGCACGTTGGCGGCGAGGTCTACACGCAGGACGAGATCCTTGATCTTCCGGTCGCCGCGGCGAACCAGCTCGCCGCCGAGGTCATGAAGGCACGCCCTACCTCGGCGCCGAGCGGCGCCTCTGGAGACTGAACCCGACCATGGACGCCGAGCTGCATCTTGCCCAGGAGGAGACGACCATGGAGCGGGTTGAGTACCTGCTCACCGTGGTCGCGTGTTCCCTCACGGGCCAGCCGGCGCACGTCCTTTGCCCGTGGCGCCGTCGCGGCGTGGAGGGGTTCCTCCAGGCGGTGAGCCGTGGCTAGTGCGGACATGAAGGCAGTAATCACGCTCACCGCCGACGCCTCGGGCGTCTCGGTGGGCGTCTCGAAGGCGATGAAGAGCCTCGAGAATCTCCAGCAGGGCGTCTCGCAGCTGCGGTCCCTGGCGGTCGCTGGCATCCTTGCGAACGTGTTCCGCGGCCTTGCCGACGGAGCCATGTCCGAATTAAAGCGCCTAGAGGACCTTGGCCGCACCTACAGCCCCGAGGGCATGGGCGCCGCGAACCAGCTCGCGATCGCGCAGCAGCAGAGCGACCAGACGCTCGGCCAGGCATTCGGGCCGATCACCGCGGCGATCGACCAGATGAAGGTCCAAGCGATCAAGGACCTCACCGACTACCTCGTCGCCAACAAGGAGCCGATCGGGCAAGCGATGGCCGCGCTCGCCGGCTTTACCGTCGGCCTCGCCGAGACCACGGCGGAATTCCTTGTCGCGCTCGGAAAGCTTGTCGACTGGGTTTCCAATTCCACGCCGGGCGAGATTGCTGCGGACGTTGGTACGGCCGCGGGAGAGTCGTTCCTCGGCGGTGGAAACATGGCCCTCGGGTCGGCAAACATCACCGCCATCGGTCTGATCTACGACGTGATCAAGTCCAAGCTCGGAGGCGACTGAAATGCCTAGCCAGATCCGCCGACTCCCAGACACCGACTCGGTCCAGCTCTCCGCGCCCGGCGACGAGACGAACTGGACGGAGTCGCTCCTCTACACCTACACCGAGGAGACCATCAAGACCGTATGGCAAGTCCTGGCGGACGCAATCGTCCCGCAGCAAGGGCAGCGGTACGTCCCAGCTGCAGGGGCGACAGGGCCGACGGTCGCCACGATGAAGAATTTCATCTGCCGATCGATCGACGCAAGCCCGGTCCCGCAGTCGCCGCGGGCATGGATGTTGCGCGTCAAATACTCGAGCCGCTACCCGATGAATGCCACGCGGCCCTACTTCAACCTCACGCGGTCCACGTCGCAGCGCACGGTCCCCATGTACCGATCCGGCTCGGCGATCTTCACGGGCGTCCCAGCCAATGGAACGATGCCGTTCCCGCCGACGGCGTTCATCGGCGGCACGTCCGTCGATATGAACGGCCAGCCGCTCGCCGTCAAGGTTTCGCAGCAGTCGATCCAGGTGGACATTCTCTGGGACCGCACTCGCGACCGTTCCACGGATGCCGTGAGCGGAGCAGCTGCTAGCCCGGACCCGCCGTCCGAGTGGTCGTCGATCTACGTCAACACCCGCAACAACGCGAGCTTCCTCGGCTGGCCGACCGGCTACGTGACCTACCTCGGGTGGACCGCCAACGAAAGCCCGGACGAGACGCTCGTCATCTCCCATCGGTTCCTCGCGGACGATTGGCAGCACCTCGAACAGCGCGTCGCGCCGAACGTCGGAGGCAAGCCGCTCCTCACGACGGGTCCGACGCTCGTCACCATACCGACGCAGTCTGCCGCGAATGTCTACTGGTACCAGCCGTTCGTCGAGCTGACCAATTTCGACAACCTGTTCTCCTGGCGCGCGAACCTCCTCAACGCCATCAAAACCCCGCTACCCGCCTACGTTCCGTGAGCTACCAGACTCCCATCTTCGAGTCCGGCCTCTTCGGCAAGGCGAACCGTTTCGTCTGCAACGGGTGGACGAAGTCCGCCCAGGCGGTCGCGGCGAATGCCGAGGGCCTCGAGTGGGCGCAGCAGCAAGTCGTCCAGGGCAGCGTCCCGGAGCGGTGGCTGGCGAAGCTCACCGCGGCGACCTCGATCGGCGCCGACCGATGGACCTACACCTTCGAGCCGGTCGCGATCTCCTCGAGCAACGCGCCGGCGGCGCTCCTCACCAGTACGTGGGGGGCAGGGACGGGCGCCATCAACCTCCGCGAGCTTCGCAACGACGGTAGCCAAGTCGACGGTAGCCCGAAGCCGTCCGGCTCGAGCATCGGCCCCGTGGGCAGCGTCTATGCGTCCGGCGCCTGGACGACCTCCTCGCTCGCCGGCTACGTCGAGATCCACCTTGACTACAACACCAGCGGAGGCGTCCTCTTCTGGTTCTCCGAACCAAATCCCGTGAGGTGCGCATGAGCCAGTACCGCTATATCCATTCCGTGTGGCCGGCCGCAAGTACGGACGACGGCTCGACGCTGTCGCTCGATTTCACCACAGGCGTACTCGATTCGCGACTTACGTTCACGCGCAGCACGACCGGAACGTACATCAACAGCAGCGGCTACGTCACCAGCGCAGCAATTGACGCTCCGCGCTTCGACTACGACCCCACCACTACGCCACCCACGCCCCGCGGGCTGTTGATTGAGGGAAGCGCGGTCAATTACATGCTCCAATCCAGTAGCCTTTCGGGTTATAGCAATACGGCGATGGCAGCGGTTTCTGCTGGAAGCGAAACAGATCCAACCGGAACAGCAAATTCTGCCCTACAGATCTATGCGACAGCGGGTGGCACATACCACGGTTATTTCCGAGTTACGACGGCAGGCCCCAATACGCAAATCACGCTATCGATCTGGGCAAAAGCACGAACGTACACGCATCTTTTTCTTTCTGATCTCAATAGTGGTCGTGCTGCTGTGCGATTCAACCTTTCAACTGGCGCTACCGACAACAGCAGTGGTGCGGGTTATGTAAGCGCAAAGGCGATCCCGTTTCCCAACGGGTGGTGGCGGTGCGAAATGGTCGTGAATGTGGTGGCAAGTACGGCGTACAGCTGGGCATTTGTAGGCGTACCGTCTGGTGCAACGCTTAGCAACTACGGTGCTCAGTACACAGGAACGGGAAACGCGGCAGATGGGATCTACTGCTACGGATTCCAAGTAGAAGCAGGCTCCGGCGCATCGTCATACATCCCTACCACCACCAGCACCGGTAGCAGGGCGTTGGATTCGTGTTACATCGCTGGCACAAACTTTACCTCTTGGTTTAGCGACGGAGCTGGAACCGTTGTCGCGGAGTCGGACAATGTCCGTGTCGTTGGGCAGAACACTCTCTGCAATTTCAGCGACAGCACAGCCGACAACCAAATCCGCATGGGTGACGCAGTCGGTGGAGGTTCAAACGAACTGCTGTTGACTGTCGTTGGTGGAAATAATCAAGGCATTGCAGACTCGACTTTTAACCCGTCGCTATATACCGCGTACAAGACTGCATACGCATGGGACACGAACAGCTTTGCAATTTGTGCTAACGGCGGATCAGTCGGCACGGACACCGGCGGAAGCCTTGCTGGTGCTGGAGTCATCACGTCGGTGACTATTGGCGGCGACTTCTATCAGACTTTTGGCCCGAACAGCGTCAACATGAAGAACGGCCACATTCGATCGTGGAAGTATTACCCGACTCGTCTTCCGAACGCACAACTCCAAGCCCTGACCACCTGACATGGACTATCTACTCCGATCAAACACAGAGTCTGAAATGGATGATGCGTTTCTCGCCGCTGGCGTGGCGCACGAAGTCGTAGACCTTGACGGTGAAACTTTTGTAGTTGCGATCAAAGGCATCACGCTCGACCGCATCGGGCCGATCCCGGCACAGGTGGACGAAGACGGCGTAATCGTTCGGCCTGGCGACAACCGCTACCACGTCAACCTGCGCGCGACCGTGCAGCTAACCGCAGCGCAGGTCGCGGAGCTGCCCGTGTTCAGCCCCGCGCCGACCGTTCCCTATCGGGTGTTCATCTGATGAAGCTTGCCGCGGCCATCCTCGCGCTGTCGCTCGCCGGTTGCACCAATCACACGGCCGCGATCGCCCATTCGGCCATTGACGCACGCCAGGCGGTGGGCGCGGCGATCGTCCACATGGACGCGGCCCGCGAGGAGCTGGACGGCCTACAGGCGTCCATCGAGGCGGTGCAGGAACACGTCGCATTCGTGAGCGACGAGGAGCCTGGCATTTTCAGCACGCTCAAATACGTGTCCGTCGCCGGAGTCGTGATCGGCGCGTTTGCCCTGGTCTACACAATCAAAAACTGGAAGCTCGTATGAACCTCGCACCCTGGCAATACACGCTCTGGCTGGTGGGCCTGATGGTCATTACCTTCGCCTCCGGCTGTTCCATCGGTATCACCTTCGCACGTAAGCAGAAAGCGAAACCCCATGCTCGCAAGCGCTGAATCTCTCCTCGGTTCCATCTGGTTCGGAGTCATGCTCGGCCTCATCGGCGCGGTCGCCGGCTTCATCTACTGCCGCAAGGGCAAGGCCCGCGAGTGAGGCTCGGTTTGTGTTGTTGCGCGAGCGACCCGCTCACGCCCGAAACTTTTTGTCCCCCGAATCTGCCGTCGGGGTTCGGTACGCGCAACTATCGCATCGCGTTCCCGACCATCTATCCATTGTCGCTGGGGCGCGAGAATCCGCCATATGCGGGCCTGCCCAACGACCAGGGTAGATGCCCCAGCACGGCCAGCTCTCCGGCTTGGTCTGTGCCGGTCTGTGATTACTACAACGAACTTTACCTCTACGACAATCTCGCAACCGCCTGTGATGGGTCGGTCGCCACGTACTGCACAGAGGCCTACGGGCCGTCCGGCTTCTCCGCGGCGGCGGCGAATTGGGATTTCACCGGAGCGCAAGCGTCGGGCGCGGGGCAGATCCAAAAGTCGTGGGTTACATCAACGTCGCTTGTAGCTGCCGCCCTCCAGCGATGCTGGTTGTTCAACGGACCAGGCGGCACCGATGCAAACCGGACACGGCTTCGCGTAACCGTGGACTTTGACTACGCGGTTACACGCGCCCTCTGCGTCGGTGGTCCACCTCGAGTACGGAAAGTCCCGTGTACCTACGAGGCGATCTATATCGGCGACCCGTTTACGGCCGCGGAGGCGATCTCCCCGACGCTCTACCTCAAGACGTTCCGGCATGTTGCTCCCCGCTACTGCGGCGACGCCGAGGGCGTCTGGCAGACCTACGTTGACGGCTTCCCCAACGACCACGGCTACGGGGTAAACGGTTCCTACCTCCAGGCGGGCGGCTATCCAGGCCTCCTCCCGTCGACCCTTGCCGTGACTCTCCTTCCATGAGGCGCCAGAACACCTACGACGCCGACGAGCGGCCCCTGGGGGAACGGCTGGCCGAGCGGCCGGCGCCCGGCCTCGGCGACGCCGTCGCCGCCATCGCGAAAGCGGCGGGCTTCAAGGAGACCACGGGGTGCGGGTGCGCCCGCCGGCGGGCGACGCTCAACCGTTGGACCCCGGTCTGGCTTTCGCAGCTGCTCGGGCGGCTAGGACGCGTTGTATCTCGTCCCGCACGATGAGGCGGATGTACTCCTCGGACGGCGCTGCCGGCGCGGGCGGCGGTGCCTGGGGCGGCAAGGGCCGAGGCGTCCCGGAGTTCGCTTGCTGGACGCCCGAGCGCACCGCGCTACGGGTGAGCTTCCAGATGACCATCACGACCAGCAGGACGACGAGGAACACAATCAAAGGCACGACGAAACACGCGGCCCCGTAGAACGGATCTTTCATTGAGGTCTCCCAAAGCGGGACGCAGGGTACATAAGGAATCCGGCGCCGCAATAAGGGAAAGTTTTTCTATGCCGTTTTGCCGTAACCTGTTACGGTCGGTGGAAATGGCAAATAGGCCAACGAAGCACCGGGTCGAGTCCCAGGGGAAGCCCGTCCTTTTGCGCGAAATCGACGCGAGGACGCGCCGAGCCATGAACCGGAAAGAGAACGCAAGAGACGAGTGGTGGATGTACCGTTGCGACGGGTGGGCCGTCGGCGTCTGGGAGTTCACGCTGGACCCACGGTTCGTCCAGGCAGATTGGAAGGTGAAGATCGGCTCCAATAAGCGCCACGTAGAGCGGCGCGTAACCGTGGCAAAAAGAGACGCCGAGAGTAGGGGAAATTTGATGGCAATCCGACGAATGGTCGATATGATGCGCGAGCGCGGTGGCAGATGACGGTTCCGAGCTAGCGGTGGACTGCATGGTGCAGTTTTACATAACACGCATAGCAGGGACCAGTTACGGACCACCGCGGGAGATCCCGCGATGGAGACCTTCGATTCGGCACTTGCAAAGGCCCTGATATCGGCCCAAGCGGATTTGCGTAATCCGCCCTTCGACAAGGCAAACACGGCTTTCGGCGCACCCCGCGGCTACTCGAGCCTCGCGGCGCACGTCGACACGATCCGCCCGGCGCTCGCGAAGCACAAGCTCGCGGTCGTGCAGCTGGTGGGGTCGGGGCCGGAGAAGACGCTGACGCTCCTTACCCGCCTGGTGCATGAGAGCGGCCAGTTCATGGAATCCTCTGTGTCCGTGCCGATGCCGGCCTCCGAGCAGAAGGTGGGGTCCGCGTTGACCTACCTCCGCCGATATGCGCTGGCAGCGATCGTCGGGGTATGCGGTGACGAAGACGACGACGGAAACGTCGCCAGCGCCCCGACGATCGCCCAGGAGGCGCCCAAGCCCAAGAAGCTTGTCGTCGTGCCTCCGACCCGCACCGAGGCCGCGATGGCCGGCACGGCGGCGCCGGCGGGCGTCCTGCGGTTCGAGGGCGTCGTCGAGCGGATCTACGAGAACGAGAAGACCTCGAAGATCGTCCTCGAGAGCGGCGAGCAGCTAGTGGCCTGGAACGACCTTGCCGGCCTCGACACGATGCAGATCGGCGGGCGGTACTGGTTCTCCTGCAAGCCCTCGAAGAACCCCAAGTATCCGGCGCCGTCGATCACCGACTTCGGCGAGGCGGGCCTCAAGGGTGGAGAGGAGATCCCGTTCTAATGCTGTACCTGATTTCCAAGGAACTGCATACACACAGATGGGCCGTCGTCGTTCGTCCGCTTGCAAAGTGCATAGCGGTAGTCGACCCAACTCCTGGCGTCGACGGTTACGTCGTTTGCGATCACGGGAGTGGACCGCAACGGTTTTCCATTTCGATTCAGAGCATCGTCGCCGAAAAGAACTTCCAAACCGCATACGCGGAGATTGAAGAGTGGTGCGACGAGGACAACCTCGAACTCGAACGGATTCGGCTCGAACTCGATGGGAAGGAGGCCAAGGATGGCCAAGCCGCTCCCGAGTGACGTGTTCCGCCTGGGCGAAGCACTCACGCCCGAGGAGAAGCTCGTCCTCCTCGCCCTCATCGACTACGGCGCCCGGATCTACCCGAGCCAGGGGACGCTCGCCCTTAAGACCGGCTATTGCGTCCGCACCATCCGTACCGTCGTGAAGGCGCTCCGCGAGAAGGGCGTCATCCAGACCTCCCAACGGGGGGCGAAAGCCCTCACCTACAGCGTCGTCCTGGACCCCGTCCATGCGGCAAGGGATGCAGCGGTAGGTAGGCATGCGGTGCCTATCAATGCGGCAAGGGATGCAGCGGTATGCGGCAAGAGATGCAGCGGGATTCTAACTAGCCAAGGAACTAGCCAACCTAACCAAGCGCCGGCTACCGCCGGCAAGGGGGGGGAGGCTTCGCCATGGGATGGAATCGACCAGGAGGACCAGCGCAAGATCCGGCGCTGGGTGCCGCGTGATACCGACACGCTCTGCGAGGCGCAGCGGCGCGTCACGCTCCGCAAGCTCGCCGACCTCGGCATCCGCGTCACCGACCACGCGAGGTGGTGGCGTCGCCTAGGCGAGCGGTGGGGGCAGATCGGCGTCCCGCCGTACGACCAGCTCGCGCTCGAGCTGCAGTCCATCGGCACGGACGTCCGCGACCGCGTGTCCGTCCTTGCGTTCCGCCTCGGACTCGGGAGGGTCGCCGCATGATCAGCGTCGAGCGAATCCTCGCCCGCCTGGACAAGCGGGCGCAGCACCAGGAAGCCGCGGCCGACCGTCAGTCACCGCGCCACGGTGAATACGCGGAGCGGTGCAGGGTGGAAGCCGAGTTCTATCGGGACGTTATGGACTGCATTGGCCAGCTACAGACCGAGGCGATCTCGGCAAGGATGGGAAAGCGATGACCGAGATACCGAAGACCATCCGCGAACCATGGGAGCGGGCAATCAAACGCGCCCAGCGGTCGATCTCGACCGGCTCAATCCCCGTCGACGTCGTCGACGAGCTGATCACCATGGTCGTTACCCAGCACGAAGAGGCGCGGGAGCAAGAGAGGAAGTGGCGCGAGCGCGAGCGGTTCCTCGAGACCCGCATCGTCTGCCTGGGCGGCGGCAACGACCGCCGCGGAATGTGGGTCGAGCCTCGAGGCCTCATCGTGCAGCATGGGGTCCATGCCGTGGTGGAGGATTCCCGATGACTGCCGTCAACAGCCGAGCCAAGGGCAAAGCCGGCGAGCTGGAGGCGTGTCGGGCCATGGAGGGGTACACGACCCTCCAATGGGAGCGCACCGCCCAGCGGTGGGGCAACGCGACGCCCGACATTTGGGCGCCCCTGAAGCCGACCCTCGGCGTCCATGTCGAGGTCAAGCGGTACAAGGAGTACCTCGCAACCCCGACCCGCCTCGCGGCCGAGCATGACCTCGTCCAGACGAGCGACGACCTTTTCTACTGCCGGCTTCACAACCTCCGCCGCGTCCTGATCGGCGGGCATCCACCGCATTTCCACGCAACGGTCCACAACCTCATCTCGGGGTTCATGCGCCAGGCGGAGCGGGACATGGTGGGTACGGCCATCCCGCTCGTCCTCATGCGCCAAGACCGCGCCGAGTGGCTAGCCATGTGGAGGTATCACGACGACGACCTCATGCGTAACCGCCTCGAGCCGTACCTCAAGGTGATTGATGCGGAGTGAGCCGACCAACAAGTGGGCGCAGAAGCCACCAGAACGCTCTAGGAGCGGTCACACGGGCAGGGGGTCTGGTAGGCCATGGCAGCGCCTGTCTCGCGCCCTGCGGGCGAATAGGCCGCTCTGCGAGGTCTGCATGGTGAAGCCGTCAACCGAGGTCCATCACAAGATCAAATGGGGCGACAGCGTCGAGGGTAGGCTCGACCCTCGCAACCTCGTCGCTTGTTGTCGTTCATGCCATGAGATTTTGGAACGAGGCTCGCATGGCGCGTAAGCCAGGCGGTCGCTCTGGTGGTCGAAAAGGCGCACCCCCCGGCATTGGCCCCCCCCCTCCGCCAGAGGCGGAGTACCGCCGCTCTAAACCGTCGCGTGGACAGGCCCAGAAGCGGCGAAAGTCGCGCGCCAAGTCCTCGGCGCTGGCCGTGGCCGACAGCTACGCGGCCGAGGCGGTGGCCGGCAACGTGTCGCAGCGCGTCAAGGCCATGGCGTCGCGCTACCTCGACGAGCGCCGGCACGGGTCGGGCGTGGTCTGGGACGGCGAGCGCCTGGACGAGCTGGTGGAGTGGGGTCGGGCGAACCTCTCCGGGATCTTCGGCCCCATGGAATGGGACCCGTGGGCCGTGTGGGCCATGGCTATGTTCGTCGCCCGGCGTGGAGAGGACGGCCTCCCGCTCACCCGCGACCTCGTCCTGCAAGTCCCGCGAGGGTGCGGCAAGACGCAGATCGCCGCCGCGCTCGCCGGCTGGAGCCTCGAGCGGGCGTGTCTCGAGGACAAGAAGGGCGTCGAGATCGTCATCCTCGCAACCCTCCGCGACAAAGCCGTCGACGTCATCCGCCGCCTCGAGGGGATTCCGAATTGCAAGTCCAAGGCGTGGAAGGTCATGGGCATCAACGGCGCCCGGCCCGCAACCCTCGAGGCGTCGGCCGGCGCGATCAAAGCGGCCTCGTCCACGCCGCAGAATGCGGACGGGATTAGCCCGTCGCTCGTCATCCTGGACGAAGCGAGCCGCATGGACGAGACGTTCAACCGCGCCCGCTCCAGCACCATGAAGGTCCCGTGGAGCCAGACGCTTGTCATCACGACGCCGGACGTCGACCAGTACCACACGCCATACGGTGCCATGCTTCGGACGATCGAGGAGGCGCTCGACAACGGCAAGCCGCTCCCGCTCGGGACGCTCGCGGTCATGCACCAGGCGGACGCCGAGGACGACCCGTCGAACCCGCTCACCTGGGCGAAGGCGAACCCGGCGCTCGGCATCCGAATCCAGCCGGCCGAGTACGAGCGGCGCCTCTGCGAGCTGAACGACCCGAAGCAGCGCGAGGAGTTCTACACGCAATGCCTGTCGACCTTTACCAACGACCTGTCCGCCGCGATTCCCATCCAGTATTTTGACGAGTGCGTCGACGACTGGGACCTCGAATCGGTGCGCGGCTTGCCGGCAATGGTCGGCATTGACTTCTCGATCGGCGGCTACAGCGGCGCCCAATGCGACCTGACGAGCCTCAATCTAGCCGTGTGGGACGGCGTGAAATTGCGGTCGAGAAACTGGCATTGGTGGGCCGGGAGGAGCATGGCCGACGACGAGACGCGGACCCGGATGCCGCTCCGCAAGTGGGAGGCGGAGGGGTTCGTCCGCAAGTCCGGCGAGGTCATCAACCTCGACGACGTGCGCGACGTGGTCGCCATGGTGGCCCGGACCGTCGACCTGAAATTCATCGTCTGCGACCCCGCCGCCGGCCAGGCGGGACGGGTCCAGCGGTGGGAGTCGGAGTACGGGTGGCCCGTGTCCAGGGCGCCCCGGAGCGCGGTCTACATGGGGTCCGCGTGGGCCATCTGGCAGGAGTTCGTCCGCGGCCGGCGCATCGCATTCCACACGGACCCGGTCCTGCGTGGAGCGATTGAATCGAGCAAGACCGAGACCGGGCCGACCGGACTCGTCACCGTTCGCAAGAGTACGGAACGCTCCAACAACGACCCGCTCATCGCGTGCATCGTCGCCATCAAGGCGATGAACGACCGCGAGATGCTCTCGCAATCCATGTACGGCGCGGACGCTAGCCGCATCGCGTTCTAGCAATCTCCGCGGGACTCCCGCGGAAGGGGCTAGACAACGCTGCCGCAATACTCGCAAATGCGGGCCATGTCGATTTGGTCCCGCCTCTTCAAGCGATCAATGCCCGCGATTACGTGGGAATCGCCTGTCAATTGGTACGCCGGCTCGATCGACTCGATCCCCGCCGTCCAGCGGTGCATCCATACGATCGCGTCCGACATTGCGCGATGCCCGGTCACGGTCACCGACGGCGACGGGAACCACGTCGAGGGCGCCTCGGCGGTGGACCTGCTCTCCGGCCAGGCGTGGGGCGACGTCCTCACCGGCACGGACCTCCGCCGGTGGATGGTTGCCGAGACCCTCACCACGGGCAATGCGTTCGCCGTGGTGGTCGTCGACACGTCCGGCGCCCCGATCGCGCTCCGGCCGATTGCGACCGCCGACGTCTCGATGCAGCAGCAGACGGACGGGACGATCGAGTGGAGCTACCAGGGCCAGCCGTTCGACTACGGCTTCGTGCTGCACTTCAAGGCGCTCCCGACGCCGGGGAATCCCTACTGGGGGACCTCGCCGCTCGCCGCCGCCTCGACCACGCTCGAGGGCCTCGCCGCTCTCGAGGCCGCGTTCAAGGTGATCTCGCAGGGTGGCGGTCTGGGGAAGCTCGCGTTTAGCCATCCCGGCGCCCTCCAGCCGGCCGTCCGCGACGCCATGCGTACCGCGTTCATGGCGCAGCACGGCTCCGCCGCCACGGTCGGTACGCCGATCTTCGTCGGCGAGGGCATGAAGGTCGAGCAGCTGGCGCAGACGATGGTCTCCGACCTCGCCTCCGCCCGCGCCGCCGGCGCGAAGGAAGTCGCGTCGATCTTCGGCATCCCGTCCGCCATGCTCGACGCGAGCGACGCCCGCACCCAGCCGGAGATCGCGCAGATGTACTGCAACGCGCTCCTCGGGTGGAGCGCGAGCTGGATGGCCGAGGTCACCTCGAAGCTCGCCGCGCCTGGCACGAAGGTCGCGCTCGACTTCTCCCCGATCACCCAGGGCGATTTCCGCACCGCCGGCCGCGCCTACGCGCAGCTCCTCCAGGTCGGCGCCCTCGCACCGAACGACGTCCGCGCCCGGCTCGGCTTCGCGCCGTGGCCCGGCCTTGACGAGCCGAAGCCCGTGATCTCGGGCGTCACCGACCCCAACGCCGCCGCGGACGCCGCGGGGCAGGAGGTGGACCCCAATGCGTGAGATTCGAGCGCAGCTCACCGAGAGCGGCGACGGCATGATCCGCGGCTATGCGGCCGTGTTCAACAGCTGGAGCAAGCCGATCTCCGAGCGCGGCCGCGTGTTCCGCGAACAGATCAAGCCCGGCGCCCTGAAGCCCGAGGGCAACGTCTCCCTCTGGTGGATGCACGACCAGACCGACCCGCTCGCGAACACCAAGAGCGGCACCTTGACCGTTACCGAGGACGAGCGCGGTCTCGCGTTTGTCGCCGACATCGGGAACACCCAGCGCGCCAACGAGATCCGCGATCTCGTCCGCCGCGGCGTGGTCTCCGAAATGTCGATCGGTTTCGTCGTGAACCAAGACACCTGGGACGGGACGACCTCCCGCACCATCACCTCTGCACGTCTGCACGAGGTTTCCCTTGTTGAGAACGCGGCTTACAACGGGACGCTCGCCGCCGTCCGAAAGGATTCGACCATGCCCCTGAAGGAAGATCGCGCTCGCGTTGCCGAGCTGAAGAACGAGTATCCGTCCGCCACCGACGAGCGCCAGCTCGCCATCCTCGAGGAGATCGGCGAAGCCGAGGAGCGCATCGCCTCCGAGAAGTCCGTCCTCGAGGCCCGCATCAAGGCCCCGGCCATTATCACCAGCTCGAACCGCGTCGCCTCCCCGGCGAAGGACGAGACCCGCGAGTGGTTCCGCGGCGGCTTCCGCAGCAACCGCGCGATGGGCATCAACATCTCCGGCGGCTCGGCGAACCTCTCGACCGCAGGAACGGAGCCGGTCCTCTCGTCGACCTTCATCAAGGCGCTCGACCAGGAGAGCGTGATGCGTTCGCTCGCGTCCGTCGAGACGCGCGGCGTCGATTACGACATCCCGGTCATCAGCCAGCGCCTCACCGCGGCCCTCGTTGCCGAAGGCGCCTCCTACGGCTCGCAGGACTTCACAGCGACCCGTGTGCAGTTCACGGCGTACAAGTCGGCCATCTACACCGACGTCACCGAGGAGGCCCTCCAGGACACCGTCTGGGACCTCGCCTCGAACGTCGTGAGCGAACACGCTCGCGCGCACAGCCGTCTGTGGGAAGGTTTCTTCCACACCGGAACCGGTTCCAGCCAGCCCCGCGGCATCTTCCACTCGGGCGCCGGCTACACGGGCGTCAACTACACCGCCGCCGCGGCCCCGACCGTCGAAAAGGTCATCGACCTGTACTACTCGCTGAACCCGGCCTACCTCCCGAACGCCGCATGGTTGATGAACCAGGCAGTCTGGGGAGCGATCGTCAAGTCCAGCACCAACGCCAAGTACGTGCTGAACGGCGAGAACGGCAACATCCTCCGCGACGGCGCCGTGGCGCTCTTCATGGGCAAGCCGGTCTACCTGTCGGAATACGCTCCGACCGCGTACACCGCCGGTACACGCTCGGTCGCGTTCGGCGACTTCCAGCGCGGCTACAAGGTCATCGACCGTGCGACCGTGAGCTTCACGGTCGACGACATGAGCCAGCGCACCAGCGGCCTCATCCGGTACTCGAGCCGCATGCGTTGCGACGCGAAGCCGGTGGACACGTCCGCCATCAAGGTCCTGATCTCGGCCTAATTACGCCCCATCGCCAGCCGGGTGGGCGCCCCTTCGGGGGCGCCTACCCCGGACTGTGAGGACCCATGGCAACGATTCCGACCGTAGCCGAGGCTCGAGGGTGGCTCAAGCTCACCCACACGCAGGACGACGCGCAGCTCACGCTCGCGATCGCCGCCGCGTGGAACGAGTACCGGGCCGCTACCGGCCGGCTCGAGGCCGACCTCACCGATGCGGAGAAGGTCGCGCTCCTCGAGCGCGTGGCGAACCTCTACGGCTTCCGTGGTGACGACTCGGTCGGTCCTTCGACCTGGTACGTCGACACGATCCGCCGCATGAACAACCCCAACAGCGTGGGCTAACGATGGCAGGATGCGGCTACTGGCGCGAGCGATACACCTACCA